CACTTGTGGGCGGGACCCACCCGAAGTAAAAAAAAAAATTAGAGCTTGCTTGCTGCCTGCTTGCTGCCTGCTTGCGTCTTATAAATTTTAGATTTTTTATTTGAGGTTGTGGCGCCCTTGGTCAGGGCGCCGTTAGAATTATTCTTCCATAACTTGAACTATGATAGGGGGTTCGTGGTTGATAAATTCATCCATCCTCTCCCAATCAGCTTGGTTCTCTAAAGCTATTTCCTTAGCTTCCTTCTCAGTTGCAGCTTCCACAGTATAAGTAAATTTTTCTTTGTAGTAGGCCACAATGGTGTACGTTTTTTTAGTCATCTTTTTCCTTTCGTTGTAGTCTGGCGCTTATTTTTTAGGCGCCAGACTCTTTTGTTTCTCAAAAACCTAGTCTTTGATTTCCTTTACTGTATCAAGTTTTAAGTTTTCTTGTGCCTCTTCTTTAGCATCAGACAAATCTAAAACACCTGTTTCGAACATGTCCTTAGCTTCTTTTTCAGAAGATGCTTCCACTTCAATTGATTCTAAAATGTCTGAAGTGAAATATATTTTATATGTTTTCATTTTTTCTCCTTTCGTTATGCGTTTACTATATCCTATGTTATCCTATAAGTCAATGCGACATATTGTCGCAGGTGCACTAAACACATGTGGGCGGGTCCCACCCATAAAAAAATAAAAAAAAATAATTAATTTAGAGCTTGACAAGATAGGATAATGTAGGATATAATAATTAAATAACAACGAAAGGAAAACAAACATGAGACCAATAAGAAAACAAGAACTTGATTATTTACACACTCTTATAAATAACAAGTTTAATGAAAAACAGCAGGCGATACGATCACAGTGTGAACTTGAAGTTGGAAAACAATTAGAGACAAGCTTTGATAAGTTTGTTTCTACCTTAAGACTTGAGAAGCTTTTAAAAGAAGCGGAACAAGCTGAAAAGGACTTTGAAAACTTTAAGCTTAATAAAGATAACAAAGAAACTGAACTATCTATAATGGCCTCAAAGAAAAGAAGTGCTTTATCTGAAAAGGTTAATCAGTGGTCAAACATTAGAGACTGGTCAATTTCTAGTAGACATGACAACGTAGATGAAGTTATTAGTAATCTAAAAAAAGCATGTAGACAAGAACTTGAGGACAAATATAAAAACTCTGAAAAAGGTAAGTTCTTTAAATATCTACAAAATGGAATAGAGGACGCAAAAAATACTTTATACTCTGGACTTTCCATTGATGACGTTTGGAAAAACTTAGAGAATATATTTGATAAGGCACAAATTGAAGTTCGAGTTCCAAAGTCATTTACTCAAATTTCTAAATAATTCTTTTCGTTAAGAATAGACAACGCCCATACAACTGGGCGTTGTTTTAAAAAAAACACTAAACACTTGTGGGCGGGTCCCACCCGCAGAAAAAAAAAGAAAAAAAATAACGCCCGGAAATCCGGGCGTTATTCTCAAGACTATTCTGATACTATTTCTAGATCGTCAAGCGAGTTGTCAGTGCCAGTCATGTAGTTGGCCTTGAACTCGCACTCTTGGACTGGAGTTCCTGTTTCTTGGTTCATGGAACATGAAACAGATTCAGTTAAATTAATATCTTCATTCATATTAATTAACTCCTTTTGATTTAACACTGTTCTCAACTACTCTCATTATTTTTCTCATAAAAGCATTTCTAGTTTTATATCCGACATTTGTTGCATATCCGATATAAGTTTTAATAAACGCTTTAAGCGAGTCCTTTGTGAAATCACCAACTAAAAAGTTTTGATTACATTGTTTCGCAAATAATAATCGGAAAACAATTTCATCAACATTTTTTTCAGTGATGCCATGCATATCAATCGCCATTAATACCCAAGCGAATCGAGATGCTTCTTGGTGTTCTATGTCAGTGAACTTATCTATACTAGCTAAGCCAGTGTAGTTGTAAGTTAGTGCCATGTTTTACTCTCTCTTTCTGTTTCGTTAAGTAAATATAGATTATCAGAGCAATTACTTGAGTATACAAAATAACGCACTGACTTGTGTGTTGCATATACATCACGCTATTAGTAGTAGGCTGCGACAATCTGTCGCACCCACTAAACACATGAGGGCGGGTCCCACCCGAAGAAAAAAGGAAGAGGTCGAGAGGTCCCAAAGGGTTGGCAAATACCTTTTAAGCGAGGAGGGGGGGAGGGGGTAAAACAAAAAAGGGGTCCCAGAGGTTACCCTTTAGTGCTGGATTTACACACCCGGGTGGGGTATAAACTTTTTAAGGTACCATAAGTAACATTATGCTTGATATAGAAAAAATAAAAAATTTAAATAGAATAGCTGATCCTAAAGTAAGAAAGGAAACAAAATTAAATGTTTTGTATCGTATAGAAAGGGCTAGAAAAAATAATATAAAAAATAATTTTTTAGAATTTGTAAAATATATTTGGCCAGATTTTATTGAAGGCTTTCATCATAAAGAAGTAGCAGATAAATTTAATAGATTACAATCTGGTGAATTAAAAAGATTAATTATTAATATGCCACCAAGGCATACTAAATCTGAATTCGCTTCTTATTTTTTACCAGCTTGGATGATAGGAAATAATCCTAAATTAAAAATTATTCAAGCAACCCACACTGCAGAACTTGCAGTACGTTTTGGTCGTAAAACTAAAAACCTAATTGATTCAGCTGAGTATAGAGAAATATTTAATACAAGATTACAAGAAGATTCAAAAGCAGCTGGACGTTGGGAAACGGATCAAGGTGGTGAATACTTTGCTGTCGGGGTCCAAGGTGCAGTAACCGGTAGAGGTGCTGATCTACTCATCATTGACGATCCACATTCAGAGCAAGATGTAAATTCAGCAACGGCTTTTGATAAAGCTTACGAGTGGTATACATCAGGACCACGTCAACGTCTTCAACCTGGTGGACGTATTGTTTTAGTTATGACTAGATGGTCAACAAAAGATTTAACAGCACAACTGATCAAGGCCCAAGCAGCAGAAGAAAAAGCAGATCAATGGGAGATCATAGAGTTTCCAGCGATCATGCCAAGTGGAAAACCATGCTGGCCAGAATATTGGAAGTTAGAAGATTTACTTGCAGTTAAAGCATCGGCTGGTATTTCAAAATGGAATGCTCAATATATGCAAGATCCAACTGCAGAAGAAGGAGCTATCATTAAACGTGAGTGGTGGAGAGATTGGGAAGAAGAATATATTCCACCTCTTGAACATGTCATTCAATCTTATGATACGGCATTCATGAAAAAAGAAACTGCGGATTATTCTGCAATCACAACATGGGGCGTTTTTCATTTAAATGAGGATTCAGGTCCACAATTAATTTTACTAGATGCTAGAAAAGAACGTTTGGAGTTTCCTGAACTAAGGCGCCTGGCCCACGAACAATATATGTATTGGCAACCTGAAACAGTTCTTGTTGAAGCAAAAGCATCTGGACTTCCACTTACCTATGAGCTTCGTAGTATGGGTATTCCTGTTGTTAACTTTACACCCAGCAAAGGAAATGATAAGCATGCTCGTGTTAATGCAGTTGCACCTTTATTTGAATCTGGAATGATATGGGCACCTAAATCTAAACAATTTGCACAAGAAGTTATTGAGGAATGTGCCTCCTTTCCATATGGAGATCATGACGATTTAGTAGATTCTATGACACAGGCAGTTATGAGATTTAGACAAGGTGGCTTGATTTCTCATCCAGAAGACTATAAAGATGAGGATCTTCCAAAAACAGAGAGAAGTTATTACTAATGAAAAAATTAACAAAGACGGTGCCACCTTTAAGAGGACCTAATCCACAAGGGTTGAATGTTACAAATAAAAAGGTTACACTAATAAATTCAGAAAAATTAAATGGCAACTATAGACAAATCACTTCCAAACGAAGTTAGAAAAACTATTGAGATTGAGGGACCCGAAGCTTCAATAGAACAAACTATCGAAACTCAAGAACAGATTCCTTCTCAAGAAAATACAGAAATTATACCTATGGAAGATGGTGGTGTTGAAATTAATTTTGACCCAGGTGCCTTTAACCAAGAAGAAAGTGAAAACCACTTTGACAACTTAGCAGAATTATTACCAGAAGAAGTTTTAATGCCATTAGGTTCAGAACTTTTTCAAAACTATGAAGATTATAGATCATCACGTCAAGATTGGGAAACATCTTACACAGATGGTTTAGAGTTATTAGGATTTAAATACGAAAAAAGAACAGAACCCTTTAAAGGAGCGAGTGGTGCAACTCATCCAGTGCTTGCAGAAGCAGTAACTCAATTTCAAGCTTTAGCTTATAAAGAATTATTACCAGCTGAAGGACCCGTTAGAACTCAAGTGGTTGGATTAAATGATAGACAAAAAGAAGATCAAGCAAACAGAGTTAAAGATTTTATGAATTATCAAATAATGGATATCATGAAAGAGTATGAACCTGAATTTGATCAGATGTTATTTTATCTACCTCTATCAGGATCTACATTTAAAAAAGTTTACTATGATTCTTTACTTGGAAGAGCAGTTTCAAAATTTGTACCAGCTGATGATTTAATCGTTCCTTATTCTGCAACATCATTAGATGATGCGGATGCTATAATGCATGTAATTAAAATAACTGAAAATGATTTAAGAAAACAACAAGTTAGTGGTTTTTATAGAGATATAGAATTGTCTCCTGCTATGGATAATGTAGATAATCAATTAAAAGCCAAGGAGAGAGAACTAGAAGGAATTAGAAAAGAAAAGAATAATGATATCTTTACTTTAATAGAATGTCATGTAAATTTAGATATCGAGGGCTTTGAAGATCGCAATCCCAACGGGGAAATAACAGGAATTAAACTTCCTTACATAGTGACGATAGAAGAAGGCTCTCGTGAAATTTTATCAATTCGTAGAAATTATAATGTTGGAAATCCTAAAAAGGAAAAAATTCAATATTTCGTTCACTTTAAATTTTTACCAGGATTTGGTTTCTATGGCTTTGGATTAATCCATATGATTGGTGGATTATCTAGAACTGCAACATCAGCTTTAAGACAGTTACTAGATGCTGGAACATTATCTAATTTACCATCAGGATTTAAACAAAGAGGTATTCGTGTCAGAGATGATGCACAACCTATTCAACCAGGAGAATTTAGAGATGTAGATGCACCTGGAGGAAATTTAAGAGATGCATTTATGCCTTTACCATTCAAAGAACCTTCACAAACTTTATTACAATTAATGGGAGTTGTGGTTCAAGCAGGTCAACGTTTTGCTTCAATCGCTGACATACAAATAGGAGACGGAAATCAACAAGCGGCAGTGGGTACTACAGTGGCCTTACTGGAAAGAGGCAGCAGAACAATGTCTGCAATTCATAAGAGATTATATGCTTCAATGAAACAAGAATTTAAATTATTATCTAAAGTGTTTGCGCTCTACTTACCTCCAGAATATCCTTATGATGTTGTAGGTGGACAAAGAACAATTAAACAAACTGACTTTGATGACAGAGTAGATATAGTTCCAGTTGCTGATCCAAATATATTTTCACAAACTCAAAGAATTAGTTTAGCACAAACTCAATTACAACTTGCTCAATCTAATCCACAAATTCATAATTTATATGAAGCTTACAGAAAAATGTATGAAGCTTTAGGAGTTAGAGATATAGATAAAATTTTAAATGTACCTCAACCGCCAGCACCAAAAGATCCTGCATTAGAACATATTGATTCTTTATCAGGACAACCTTTCCAAGCATTTAGAGGACAAGATCATAGAGCTCATATCACTTCACATTTAAATTTCATGTCTACAAACATGGCAAGAAATAATCCAGTTATTATGGGTTCATTAGAGAAAAACATTTTTGAACATATTTCTTTGATGGCTTTAGAACAAGTTGAAATAGAATTCACAACTCAATTACAACAACTACAACAATTATCTCAAGATCCAATGGCTGCACAGAACCCTCAAATGCAAATGCAAGTTCAACAACTACAAATGCAAATTGAATCCAGAAAAGCAATATTGATTGCTGAAATGATGGATGAGTTTATGAAGGAAGAACAAAGAATTACATCACAATTTGATAATGATCCTATTGCTAAATTAAAATCACGTGAATTAGATCTTCAGGCTCAAGAAAATGCTAGAAAAACTAAAGAAGGACAAGAGAAAATTAACCTTGATAAGATGAGAGCCATGATGAATCAGACAAATACACAAGAAAAACTACAACAAAATGAAGATTTGGCTGAATTAAGGGCTGCAACTTCAATTGCAAAACAGCAGTTTTCTGATATGAACAAGAAAATACAATAATTATTGTTAAAAACTAAAAAAGGAGTATATTATAACTATGGAAATTAATTCAAAACAAAAAAAAATAGCAACAGATGGTTCAGTGACTGAAAGTTCATCAAGATCTGCATATGGAACTCAAGTTGATCATTCACAATTTTTAAATAGTGACGGTTATGCACAAGCAGTTGATATTCAAGCTTCTAATCCACAAGAAACACAAGTAGAACCAGTAGGTGGACAAAAAAGAATGCTTCCAGAGAAAAAAAGATCAGCTAAGTGGTATTAAACCATGCTTCCAATATTAGGTGCTATTGCTCCATTAGCTAAAATTCTATTTAGCACAATTGAAAAAGCAGTTCCTGATAAAGATTTACAAGAAAGATTAAAAGCACAGCTTAATCAACAATTATTACAATCTAGTACAGAAGAATTAAAAGCGGCAGCAGCTATAGTTGAAGCTGAAGCCAAAGCAGGCTGGTTTACAGCAAGTTGGAGACCACTTTTAATGTATGTGTTAATTTTTATATTAGTCTGGAATTATATTCTTGGACCTGTTATAAAATTAATGATAGGAACAGTTATTACATTTGAACTACCAGGTGACGTTTGGACTTTATTGCAAATTGGACTTGGGGGATATGTAGTAGGACGATCCGGTGAATCTATCGCACGAACGATGGCAAACAAAACAATAACAAAGGAATAAAAATGAGAAACGATTATAAAATAAGACCAAGACAAGCACTTAAAAAAGGTGGAATGGCTAAAGGTAAATTTCCAGATTTAACTGGTGATGGTAAAGTAACTTTTAAAGATATTTTAAAAGGTAGAGGTGTTATTAAGAAAAAAGGTGGCATGATTAAAGAAGGTATGCATAAAATGCCAAACAAAAAAATGATGAAAAACTCTGCTATGAAAAAAGATAAAAAGTAATGGGTGATATTTCTTTAAAAGGAAAAGGTAGAGCTATAATGAAGATAGCAAAAGATTTAAAAAAATCTTCTATTAGACATTTAAAACAATCTAAAGTTTTAAATAAAATGATAAATAAAAAAGGTAAAAAATAATGGTAGGTAGTATTTTAAAAGGTATTGGCGTTATTAAAAGCGTAAGCCCTAAAGTTAAATCCAAAGGTATAAGTAAATCAAAAGGTAATATATCAAAAAACGTTGGCCAATCAAGAAACTATCAAGAAGAACGTGAAACTATATTTGAAGAAAATTTAAAAAAATCTCAAGAAGGAGAAGAAGATATTTTTGGAACAGTTAAAGAAAATAAAAAAAAACTTGAAGAATTAAGAAAAGAAAAAATTAAATTTCCATCAAAAGAAATGAGAAGACTTGATGAAGGTTTAGAATTTGAAGTTACTCCAGAATATAAAAATGGTGGTCTTATTAAAGGGCTACCTAAACTTGCTAAAAAAGGATGGAAATAAATGGCTAAACTTTGTCCAAGAGGAAAAGCAGCAGCAAAAGCAAAATTTGCAGTGTATCCTAGCGCGTACGCGAACATGTATGCGAGTGGTGTTTGCTCGGGTAAAATAGTTCCAGGTGGACGTAAAAAGAAAATGAGTGGAGGAAGCGTTTCACAACAAAGAAAAATGGTATCTAATTATAAACAAGGTGGTGTTGCTAAAGGTTGTGGTGGTGTATTAGAAAATAGAAGAAAAGTTACAAAAAAATATTAATATGGGTTTAAGAGACTGGGTTAAAGAAAATTGGGTTGATATTGCAAATAAAAAATCTGATGGATCTTATCCTAAATGTGGAAGAAGCGGTGGAGAGACAAGAAAAAATTATCCAAAGTGTGTACCTATTGCAAAAGCTAGAGCTATGAGTAGAGGTCAAAGAGCTTCTGCTGTTAAAAGAAAACAACAAGCATCTAATGCAGGACCAAAACCTAGTAATGTTCCAACATTTGCAAAACGTAAAAAAATGAGTGGTGGAGGATTAGTATAATGGCAAGAGGAACTTGCTGGCAAGGTTTTGAGCAAAAAGGATTTAAGAAAAAAGGTAATAAATCAGTTCCTAACTGTGTAAGAGCAGGTAAAGCAAAAGGTGGTTTAGCGCAACAAGCAGCTATTGCTATATCAATGAAAAAAGCTGGAAAAAAACCAAAGAAAAAATGAAAAGAATTCCAAGAAAAAAAGGACAACCTGTAGGATCAAAAAAACATTCTGATTTATATACGGATGAAAATCCAAAAGGAACAATTCAAGGATTAAAATTTAAAACAGAAACAGATGCTAAAAAAAGTGTAGCAAAAATAAGAAAAAGCGGAAAAACAAGAGCACATAAAATTCAAGCTGCTGTAGCTATGGAACAAAGAGCAGGTGTAATGGGTAAAGCATCATCAGCAGGTGTCTATCGTAAATTTATTGATTCAGCTAAAATTACTAAAAAAGCTAAAGGTGGTCTTATAAGTGGAAAACCAAAACTTGCATTGAGGGGTTTTTAATGCCACGAGGAACTTGTTGGAGAGGTTACGAACAAAAAGGATTTAAGAAAAAAGGTAGTAAATCAGTTCCTAATTGTGTAGCAGTTGGAAAAAAGAAAAAGAAAAAATAATGGGTGATATTGCATTAAAAGGAAAAGGCAGAGCAACAATGGCAACAGGTGGTAGAGCCGATAATATGCCTGCTAAAAACAAAAAGAACTTTAGACCTACAAAGTCTGGAGCAGGTATGACACGAGCTGGTGTTATGTCTTATAGAAGAATGAATCCCGGCTCAAAACTATCAACTGCGGTTACTGGTAAAGTAAAGCCAGGATCTAAATCTGCTAAGAGAAGAAAATCATACTGTGCAAGATCTGCCGGTCAAATGAAGATGTTCCCTAATGCGGCGAAAGATCCTAATTCTAGACTTCGTCAGGCTCGTAGAAGATGGAAATGCTAACATAAACAAAAGGAGAAAGAACATGGACGCTGTAACATTTATAACTAAACTGCAAAAATTTATCAAAGAGTCTTACCAAAATATAGGTGATGCTATGATATCTGGAACAGTTGACAGTATGGAGAAATACAAGTATATGCAAGGACAGGCACATGCCTACCAAACAATAATTCAGGAAATCTCTAACCTGCTAAATAAGAAGGAGCAAAATGATGATAAAGGAAACGTTATCGACCTCGGAAAAGGAAATCCCAAAGATAAACCTAGGTCTTGAAGAAAAATATAAAGAAGAAGTTAAAACAGAGGAACCTACTAAAGAACCATTAAATCCAGAAAATATAAAAGCTGTAGTTGATGAGTTACCAACGCCTACTGGTTGGAGAATATTAGTATTACCATTTACACCCAAAGAAAAAACATCGGGTGGAATTATTATTGCACAAGAATCATTAGACCGTTTAAGGATAGCTACAAATTGTGGTTATGTTTTAAAAATTGGACCGTTAGCATATCATGACAAAGAAAGATATCCAACAGGACCATGGTGTAAAGAAAAAGATTGGGTGATCTTCGCGCGCTACGCGGGCTCGAGACTACCAATAGAGGGCGGTGAAGTTCGTATATTAAACGATGACGAAGTGTTAGGAACAATTCCTGATCCTGAGTCTGTACTTCACTATATATAAACATAGGAGAAACTATGCCAGAAAATAAAAATGCAAAGACAGTTGACATAGATACATCTGGACCAGAGGTTGATGTTGAGTTAGAAGATACATCTAAACCTGAATCAGAGGTAGTTGAAACTGTTGAACAAGAAACAACTGCAAAAGTTGAGAAGCCTAGTGATGCAAAAGTTGCAACCGAGACACAAGCCACTAGCGACTCGCCACAAGACGCGAGCGACGAGAACAAAACTCAGAAAGACGAATTAGAAGATTATAGCGAAGGTGTACAAAGACGTATTGCTAAACTTACAAAAAAAATGCGAGAAGCAGAACGTCAAAAAGATGCAGCTCTACAATATGCAGAAGTATTAAAAGTTGAAAAAGATGCAACTCTTAAAAAATATTCTGTACTTGAAGGAGTAAGTGTCAAGGATCGAGAAGCGAGGATCAAATCAGGACTACAAGCAGCACAAGCTAAACTTTTTGAAGCAAGAAATGCTCAAGATATAGGTGCTGAAGTAGAAGCTCAAAAAGAAATAGCTAAACTTGGTTATGAAGAAGCTAGATTGATGGATAATAGGGCGATGTATGAAAATACACAAAAAGAAGCTCCTAGAACAGACATCAATTTAAATAGAACTCTTCAAAGACCAGAAATACCAGATTCTAAAGCTGAATCTTGGGGAGCTAAAAATAAATGGTTTGGTACTGATTCAGCTATGACTTATACGGCTTTTGACATACATAAAAAGCTTGTAGATGATGAAGGATATGATCCAGCAAGTGACGAATATTATGTGGAAATTGATAAAAGAATAAGACTTGAGTTTCCCCATAAATTTGATAAGATTGCAACAACGGAAACGACTAGACCGACACAACAAGTAGCTTCAGCGAAGCGAAGTGTAAAACCTGGTCGCAAAACTGTGAGACTCACGCCTTCTCAAGTTGCTATCGCTAAAAAATTAGGAGTGCCATTAGAAGAGTATGCGAAACAATTAAATATCACGAAGGAGGTATAGGCATATGACAAAAGAAAACATTAAGACCCCACGTGCGAGCCAAACTAGGACTGCTGAAAAGAGACCTACAACTTGGACTCCACCATCATCTTTAGATGCACCGCCCGCGCCGGCTGGTTTCAGACATAGATGGATTCGTACTGAAGTTTTAGGCTTCGACGATACCAAAAACATGTCAGGTAAGATTAGATCAGGATGGGAGTTAGTGAGAGCTGACGAATATCCAGATTCAGTTTACCCGGAACTAAAAGACGGTAAATATTCGGGAGTGATCGGAGTTGGTGGCCTTGTGTTGGCAAGGATACCGGAAGAGGTTGCAAAATCTCGAGAGGCGTATTTTAATAAACAAACGCAGGATCGAGAAGAAGCAATTAATAACGACCTTTTAAAGGATCAACATCCAAGTATGCCGATCAATAGTGATAGGCAGACTCGTGTAACTTTTGGTGGTACGAACAAAAAATAATTTTTTTGTAATATCAACAAAGTAAATAAACTTAAACAAGGAATAAAAATATGGCTAACAATACAAGCGTCGGCTTTGGTCTAAGACCAGTCGGCAAAGTTGGACAGAATAGAGATGCTCAAGGTTTAAGTGAATATAGCGTAGCGGCAAGCTCGACTATTATATATTTCAATGATGCTGTCGAAATGGCAAGCACTGGAAATATAACAGTTGCAGCAGCAGGCGACGTATTATTAGGTTCACTTAACGGATCATTTTATACTGACCCAACAACTAAAAAACCAACGTTCTTAAATTATGTTCCTAACAACGCGGCAACTGATATAGTTGCATTTGTTAGTGACGATCCTTATGAGCGTTTTGAAATACGTTCTAATAACACTGGTGCTTCAGCACAAACAGATGTAGGAAATAATGCAGATATAGCATACACAGCGGGCTCAACAGCTAACTATGTATCTAAATCAACATTAGATGATTCTACTCTTACAGCACAACTGCTCAGTTAAGAGTTATGGGAACAACAAATCAAGCAGGAGACGATGAAATCGCATCTTCTCACGTAGTATGGATCGTTAATATTAACGAACATTTCTACAAACAAACGGCAGGTATATAAAATATGGCTATCTCAAGAGGACAACTAGTCAAAGAACTAGAACCAGGTTTGAACGCACTGTTCGGACTTGAATACAAAAGATATGAGAATCAGCATGTTGAAATATTTGACATTGAAACGTCAGACAGAGCTTTCGAAGAGGAAGTAATGTTATCTGGCTTTGCAAATGCATCAGTTAAACCGGAAGGTTCAGCTGTTACATTTGATCAAGCACAAGAGACTTTCACTGCTAGATATACTCATAACACCGTAGCACTTGCTTTTTCAATCACTGAAGAAGCGATTGAAGATAATTTGTACGATAGACTAGCGTCTAGATATACAAAAGCTTTAGCAAGATCTATGGCAAACACTAAACAAATAACTGCAGCAAACGTACTTAACAATGCGTTTAATTCTAGCTTCGCAGGTGGTGATGGAAAAGAGCTTTTAGCTACAGACCATCCTATCATTGCTGGAACATTTAAGAATGAACTAACTACTTCAGCGGATTTAAATGAGACTTCTTTAGAGCAGTCTTTAATTGACATCGCAGCTTTCGTAGACGAGAGAGGTCTTAAAATTGCAGCTAAAGGGATTAAATTAATTATTCCTTCTGCTTTACAATTTACAGCAGAGAGATTAATGGCATCTCAAGGTAGAGTCGCTACTGCCGATAACGATATCAATGCAATCAAATCTATGGGAATGATTCCACAAGGTTATGTGGTTAATAATTTCTTAACTGATACTGATGCATTCTTTATCAAAACTGACGTTCCTAATGGTTTAAAGATGTTCGTAAGAGCAGCTATTAAAACAGGTATGGAAGGTGATTTTGATACTGGTAACGTTAGATATAAAGCTAGAGAAAGATACAGCTTCGGCTTTTCTGACCCTAGAGGTATGTTCGGTTCTCCAGGTGCTTAATCTATAAGCATTTTTTATTTTTGGGGCCTCTTTATGGGGCCCCTTAAATTTGATAGAAAGAATGAATTATGACAAAACTGTTTCAAGTAAAACTTAGAGCTTATGGACACATGGCTGATTTTAACATTGAAGCAGAAGATAGTGCAGAAAGTATAGAACTAGCTATCCTTGACAAAATAGGAAAAAAAGGTATATTATTAAAAGACAGCATGAGATCTTTTGGTAAAG